TTGTTGCTTCGTAATTTGACATATTATTTCTCCGTAAAAGTCCATCCTACATTTGAACCAGAAAAAACTAATCCAAATGCTGCACCCTCAGTGTTAACCACTAAGTCAGATGACGCATTAGCTATTTTAGAACTATTTCTTCCCACAGTCAATGCTGCAGTATCAAACGTATATCTTGAATCTACAAAATGAACCTCATCGCCTATTACAGGAGATGCTGGTAGTGTAATTGTAACTGCTCCTCCATTTGTTTCCACAAATAATTTTGCTCCAGCTTGAACAGTCTCTGCAGCACTTACCGTTCTCCACTTTCTGTATTCATTTGCTTTTACAACATTTGTTCCATCAGCATAAAGCACATAGCAATTTCCCTCACAAAGTAAAACACCAGTTCCACTTACTGTTTTAAAAGTTAAGGTAAAACCTGCATGATCTGTGCCATCTATGACGTTATAAACTTTTTCTATACTATTTGGAATAGTAACTGTTCTGTTTGCAGCTAACGTGCCAGTAAGTTTTAAAGTAGCATTTCTAGCATTAGAAATTGTTTTGTCAGTCATTGCTAAAGCAACATCGGATGAAGCTACGTCTATCTCTTGATATCCAGCAATTGCTTGTTGTACTAAATTTAAATTATTATTTGTGTTATCTCCCCATATACCAGCGTTTTCGCCAGTAACCATAAGTTCAAGTTTCAAATCCGTTGAAAATGTACTTGACATAAATTTTATCTCCTAAATATTCGTTATTTTACCAAAACTAAGCAGCCAAATCAACCTCTGTCCAAATATTATTTACTCCAAGATCTACCTCCTGCCAAGGGGTTACCGCTGCATTTCCTACAGAAGCTGTCATTTGTATACCGGTCACATCTATATTTGCAAGACCTGTAACTGTGACTGAACCCACAGAACTAGTTGATTGTAGCCCACTTACGCCAATTATTTGACCAGGTATTTCTGCATGAGAACCTAATGACATTGTAGCTTGTAAACCTGTTACTGGCTCTGTTGTAGTCTGTGTTAAAGTAAATGTGCCTAAAGTAAATGATGCTTGTATTCCAGTAACATCTACAGGGGTTTTTAATCCAGCAACAGTAGTTCCCATGGACCCTGTTAATGACCCAGCACTTGTTACAGTGACATTAGCATCTGCATCAAACCCTAAAGAGCCAATAGTAAAATCAAGCTGATCTTCAGCAGCAAAAACAGTAATATCTTGATCTATCTGTAAAGAAAAACTTCCAAGTGTAAACGAAGCTTGTACACTGCCAACACTAGCATCAAAATCGACCACAGCTGTAGCTGCACCTATTGATGAAGTCATTGACTGGCCTGTTGGTGCAACTGAAAAAGCTTCACCCCAAGCTAAATTACCCCAAGCTCTTCTACCCCAACCGACACCTGTTAATTCTGATTCATCTACCGTAGTAGACCCAATACTAGATGTTGAGCTAATACCTGTAACAGGCACTCCTATGCCTATGGTAGCACTGCCAACACCTATTGACATTGTTACAGGACCAGGATTTTCTATAAGAGCAGACGTTCCGCTTACAGTAGTGCCCTGTGATGATGTTATTTGTATACCACTAACACTCACATCTGCGTTAGCAGTTATAGATACTGAACCTGAAGAAGATGTTAATGAATTACCAGAGCCACCCCAATCATTGGAACTCCAAGTAGATTGACCCCAATATTCGGAGCCTGGCGACTGTACTAAAACTGTAATGTCAGCCACTAGGCTCCTCCTTTAATTTAAGCTAATCTTAATATAGCAGCAGATGTTGTGAACGCAGGAAATTGAATTGTAAAAGTTCCAGACGTTGCTGTTTTATCTCCACCAAAATCTAACACAGCTACTGCATCAGTTGTGCCTGAACCACCATCAGTAGTTGTATTGTAAATTAATGCACCTCTAGCTGTCAAAGTAACTCCAACAAAAGATAAGTCTGCAAAATCAGTAATTGCTACTGAAGATGAAACCTTAACTCCTTGATTTACTAAAGCTTTACCACCTGCAGTGTAACCTGAGGGTGATGATACTTCATTTGCAGTTGCATAATTAGTTGTAGATTTTCCTAAAGTCGCTGAACTTGTAAACATCGCTAATTTATAAGTATCTGACGATGTATCAAAATCATGCTTCGCTTGTAACAATTGCTTCTTAAAAGAATCGCAAATTGCATTTGTTGTTATTGCCATAATGTTCTCCTTAGTATGTTGTGTTTGGACTAGGACTTGGAACTTTTATTCTTGGTACTCCATCGTCATATTCCGCACGTCTTCTTCTACCCATTTGTTGTAGGGCAAAATTTTGTATTTCTTCATTATACTTATCATTATACAGTTTGTACATATCCTGAGGTCCTTTTAAAAATCTAAAACACTCTGCTAAAACACCATGTAATAGCATTGATTCTTGATAAGTTGATAAGAACGTATTATTTGTAGACGTAAAATTTGGTGCATCTTTAATATAATTAATTTGGACAGTATCAGCAGTAGCAGGAGTCGGAGCTACAATAATGTTAAAATCATCATAATTAGCATAGTATTTTGGTGTTCCCTGTTTTCCTGTGCCATTAAATTCTGATATAAAACTTGTGTCTCTTTTTTCGAGAAATGTTCTGTTACCTCCAGAATCAATAAATTCTACAGACCTCAAAATTAAAACATCAGAGGGCAAAGATACAGCTCTATTACCAGCTGTAAAATTTGATGTAGCATATTTTCTTAAATCATCATAATCTACTTTTCCTGCAACATCTAATTCTACGTTTCTTATAAACTCTTGTATTTGAGAATCTGACAATACAGTGCTGCTAACCTCTGTGTAGTTTCTTACTTGTGTTAAAAAATTTGCATGTGTTATAGCCATTATGATATATTAACCTCCACAGAGTTTATTGTTGCAATAATTTCTCTTCTTCTATTTTGTAATGATGGATCTGCAGGTTTCATGGCTGAGGTTCCTTGGGTAATGAAACCAAAATCTCCAGGTAAGGATAAATTTGCTACACCAACCGATGCACCTCCTGAATCAGATATTGTTGTATCATTAGAAAAATTTATACTTGGTTGTTGAAACTTCATATTTCTAGGATTACGTAAAGCAATAGCATCTGCTGTATTATATTTTCTACGTATTTGAGGATGTTTAGGCTCAAACTCAGAGTAATGCACTAAAGAACCATTCCACTCTTTAACCATTTCAGTATATGGAAACTCCATACCAGATCTATCTGATATAGCTTTACTTCTTTTACCTGTTGCATATTTTGCCATGTTATACTCCTGTAGGATAAAATGATTGAGGTGTTATAAAAGTAGATGTTCTTTGTCCATCTTCATCTAAAGCTCTTTTAAGTTCATCTTCATATATTAATTTATTTTGTTGTGTCATCCCTGGAGCAACTTTCATCGATAAATAATAAGAAAGTCCCGCACACATACAAGGTAAAAATCTAAATGCTACATCAGCATCGTTTGAGTATGCACCTGCATCTTCTATTCTTTTAATAACATAGTATTTTAAAGTTGTATAAGTATTTAAATCAGGTGCTTGATATAAATAAATTTTTGGTGTTGTTTCTCTTTCTACATAATATTGTGATGGTTGACCTAATGCTAATTTGTTTGGTAAAGCAGCATAAGCTGATCTATCAATTTTAGTTAATGATACATCTTGTGTATTTGCATTATTACTTGCAGCTGCAGTAGAAGATATAAAAGCTTCAAGTACATCACTTACGTTTGAATTGACAGTATATTCAGCTTGACCAGAGACTAAAGCGTTTTCTTGTAAATCAACTTTCCATAAATGTATGCCTCTATTACCCCATTCTGCAAACATTAAATCTAAACTTCTACGAGCAGATCTTAGATCATACCCAGATGTCGTAGTTACAGCACATCTTTGATAACCTTCTTGAATTATATCATCGATATTTAAGTTAAATGATGTAGTTCCAGAAGTTGCCATTATAATATATCCTTATAATAATCTGACAAGCCACCCATTTTCATGCCTGGAAATTTCATTTGTTTTTTTCTACCAAATATTTCTTTAATTTTTTTTATTCTTCTTGGATCATTACCCGCTGCCCTCACAACTATTTTGGGCACTTGTAATCCAATTTTTTTAGGTCCCGATTTATCTCTAGCCATTTTTAAATCCTTTCAATAAATTACCGTAATATTTTTCATAACTTTTATTAGAAATTTTTGTACCGTCAATTTCTGAATTTATGTAACTACCAAAGTAAGGTTCTTTAACTTTCATTTGAGCATCGCCTGGTGCTTTTGAAGTTGTTTGTCTAAACATAGCCCTACCCATAGCTGCTTTTTTTACACCTTTTATTTTACCTTTGTTGATTGAAGCGTAAAAAACTGCCTTACCTTTTTTATCTCCATATTGTTCTTTCATAGAACTCATGATTTTTTTTCCTTTTTTGTTAAGTGGCATATTTACTCCTTTTAAAATTATAGCATTTTTAAGGTAGTATTT